ACCGTGTCGCAGCTGAAGTCGGTATCGAACCCGTACAAGATCCGTACGCCAGTACAGACCCCTTTTTCATACAGCTACGCTACCTGCTCAACACCTCCGGTGAGGAGCTGGTACAGGCGTATCCGTGGGAGTTTTTAACGGCTGAACACCAGATAATCACCGCAGCAGGCGATCCGGGCGAATACGCCCTGCCTGCTGATTTCGCCTACATGATTAATCAGACGGGCTGGGAGCGTAGCCAGAATGTGCCTATGGGCGGCCCGTTGTCACCTCAAGACTGGACATACCTGAAAGGGCGTGATCTGGCACAGAACACGTTATATGCCTCATTCAGACTGGCTCAGGGCCAGTTTAAGGTGTATCCCGACCCTGTACCGGTTGGGCTAGATATAAACTTTGAGTACCTGTCCCTGCACTGGGTCATACCTGCTGGAGGGGATGCAACCGACCTGTTGAATACAGGCCAGCAGGATGTACAGCTTGGCAGTGACACGCCACTGTATGACCGCACACTGATAACCCGGTACTTGAAATTGAAGTATCTGGAATCCGCAGGCTTCGATACGGCAGCGGCTCAAGCCGCCTTAAACCAGTCTTTCTCTTTTATTACAGGCAAGGACAAATCCGCTGAGGTAATCAATGCCGGGCGCGGCACCCGCGTGTACCCTTATCTGAGCTACTACAACCTACCGGATACCGGATTTGGCAGATGAGCATACTCGCCTTACAACCTGGCCGGTTCTCAAGCCCTAAACCTCGCACCCTGGAGGTGACCACCATACCGGCACCTTTTCGGGGCGTCGATACACGTGTGGGGCTGCGGTCCTCACCTGATGCCAGCATTTATTCGTACAATTTGATCCCCAGTGAAGACGGCTTACGGGTACGTAAAGGCCACCGTGAGTGGCAAATAGACGTCAACAGTACGATTTCAGACGGCATAAACACCATACTGCCGTATGACAACTCAGACTCCTCTACCCTGACAGACAAGCTATTTGTTACCACCCGTGAGGGAATATGGGACGTAACAGCAGACGGCGGCACACCGGTGTTGGTACTCGCCTTTACGGACACCAGCATAACAGCAGGATACGGCCCCTTCACGCATTATGTGGACGCTGCGGGCACCGAGTTAATGTTGTACGCCGACAGTATAAACGGGCTGTTCACCTATGATCCGGCAGCCGGTACGTGGGCACAGACAGCAGGCATTACCGGGCCGGTGATTGCCAACGTCCGCTGGGTAGTGGTGCATAAACAACGTATCTGGCTCATTGAAGAAAACTCAACATCAGCATGGTATCTGCCGGTCAGTTCTATAGCCGGGGCCGCAACTGAATTCGTGTTCGGATCCAAGCTGCCTCATGGTGGCGCACTGGTGGGTTTGTTTAACTGGACAGTAGACGGCGGTGCCGGGGTTGATGATTTTCTGGTGGCCGTCAGCCGTGCAGGGGACGTACTGCCGTATCAGGGTGAAGACCCGGCCACGGCCACTACGTGGGGTTTACGCGGCACCTATTACATCGGTGAAGTACCGCCCGGTGCTGAGTTTGCAACCTCTACGGGTGGTGAGCTGTACCTGCTATCGGTTAACGGGGTAACCGGCATGGGCGCGTTGTTGCGTGGCGTGGACTCTCTGATCGGGCTAAATACCGGGGGCAGCATCGACACAGACAGTATAACGAGCATTATTCGTAAAGAAATGCTGAAGAGTGTTTCGTCTTTGGGCTGGTCTATAAAGCTTATACCGCAAGAAGCCGGGCTACTTATCTCCGCACCTACTACGGGTAGTGATCCAGACATACAGTTTTTTTATAACTTCGCAGCGAAAGGCTGGGGTGTCTGGCGAGGCGTGCCGGTACGTTCAATAGGCACCTGGAACATAAAAACGATCATAGGTGACGACACCAATCGGGTTATGGCAATGGATGTTACAGTTGATAATGCCCAGATAACCCCGCCTACTGGAAAACCGAACGGCGACGATATTGAATTTTCTATACTGACCACTTTTCAGGATTTAGGCAAACCCGGACTGTATAAACGGGTGAAGATAATACGCCCTGATTTTGTAGCTCAGATAAAACCCGCGCACACCTCAGTTGCTCGATATGACTACAATTTTGGTGAAGCAGCACTCAACCCTGTCGCATCGTCAAATGGCTCCGGCCTGTGGGATACCGGGTTCTGGGATACCGCTGTGTGGGGGTCAGACACTTTTAATAACTACAGTCCCGCAGCCGGTAGTTGGGGCCACGGCAGAAATGTTGCTATCGCCACTAAAGGCAAAACACGTACAGAGCTACTACTGGTAGGCTGGCAGGTGCTATTCAATTCAGGCGGGCCGATGATATGAAGATTGTATTTCGTGCATTTGATGGGCCGTCAGACTGGGGCTGGGTACAGTTACAAGTGCCTATTCTGCGCGTGGAAGATACACAGGGCATTATGGCGATTGATGAGGAAACCGACACTACAATCGGTGCAGCCATATTTGATAACTGGACAGAAAATAGCGTACAGGTTCACTACATGCTGACCAATATCATGCTGCTGCGCCACGGATTTTTAGAGGAAATTGCCGACTACATATTTAATGTATGCGGTAAAAAGAAAATGTACGGCACGGTCCCGAGTGATAACGGCCGGGCATTGAAAATGGATAAGCATATCGGTTTTACTGAACAAGCCCGATTTAAAGATGCGGTGAGTGACGGTATCGATCTTATCGTACTAGAGTTAACCCGCGAGAATTGCCAGCACTTACCGGCAGAAATTTTAGAGGTGTCAAATGGGTAAAAGGAGCGCGCCACCACCACCTGATTATGTCGGTGCTGCCAACACACAGGCGGAAGCCGATCAGTCCTTAGCACTACAACAGACCTATGCTAACCGGCCGAATCAGAACAACCCGTGGGGCAGTGTAAACTGGTCTACCAGTCAGGGTACTGACCCGGCAACGGGCGACCCTATAACGAACTGGCAGCAGGATACGACGCTGAATCCTACTATTCAGGGGGCACTGGACGACCAGTTGGGCCTACAGGCAGACCGTACCGGGCTGGCTTCAGGCATGCTGGATCGGGTAGGTAATGAAATCGGTCAGGCAATGGATTGGGACCAGTTTGGTGAGTTTACTAATCTGGAGTACGATCCCGAGCAGATACGCCAACAGGGTTCTGATGCCGCATACAACGAATCAACTCGCCGTATGGGGCCGCAGTTTGAGCGTGACCAGAGCGAGTTAGAAGTTAAGCTACGTAACCAGGGCCTGGCGCCTGGCGATCAAGCCTACGACGCTGAAATGTCCCGCCTGAACGAGCGTAAAACAGACGCTTATGCGCAGGCACGTGACCGGTCCACCCTTGCAGGTCGTGGTGAAGCGGCGCAGCTGTACCAGCAGCAGACAGGCAGTGCAAACTATGCCAACAGAATACGGCAGGATAGAATACGTGAAGAAATGACGCAGCGCGGGTTTAGCCTTAATGAGATTAATGCACTGCTGACCGGGCAACAGGTGAACACGCCGCAGTTTGAAAGTTATAACACGGCCAACCGTGGGCAGGCACCGCAGTTGCTTAATGCAGCGAATATGGGCTATCAAGGCGAATTGGATGCCTTCAGTCTGAATCAGGCAGGTAGTCAAGGCCTTATGTCTGGGCTGGCCAGTATTGGCTCAGGCTACGCCATGTGCGATCGCCGATTGAAACGCCACATTAAGCGTATTGGCGACTTTATGGGCTACGCGCTGTACCGGTTCCAGTATGTGTGGGGCACATGGGCATACGGGCCTATGGCCGATGAACTTAACCCAGAAGCGGTCAGCCGACATGCTTCAGGCTTTGATATGGTCGATCTGACTAAGGTGGTGCGACGTGCAACATGATTTTTATACCCAGCTTCAGGCCATGCCTGAAGAAGAACGTAAGCTGTTGCTGGAACAGCTCGGCATGGACTATGCAGGGCAGGCTACGGCACTCGACCCACAAATGACAGCCGCACAAGGACTGCGTGACACCCCGATGCCTGAAGGGCGTAGTGTTCGCGGCGGCTATGTGGCTTCTAACCCACTTGAATTTGTAGGTGCGGGCATGCAGAAGTATCAGGGCCAGCAGCAGTTAAAAGGCTTGCAGGGCCAGCAGACGGCGCTACAAGGTAAGGGCAATGACTTGCGCGCTAAATTAATGGCGCAGATGCTACGTGGTGGCGGTGGCGGTGCGGGTGGCGGTGCGGGTGGCACCGGCCATACTGGAGGGGGCAATGGCGGCGGATATTGAAGCCTTACTCGGTATAGGCGCAGGCAAGCAAGACCTGAGCGCAATGGCAGAAGCCTTGCGCCGACAGCAGCGTGGCGGTCAGATTTTAGCCCTGTCCCCGGATAAACAGATCAGTGCGATGGGCACGGGCATGATAGATCGGGCAGGTTCCGGCGCTACGAAAATGGGCGGTTTAAACAAGTCCGCTTTGCAAGCTGAGGCGTTACGCACTCAGCAAGATCGTCAGGCGGGCGCTACGAAAGGCTATCGAGATCAGCAGCAGCAGAACTGGCAGGCTAATTTTGATGCTGACGCAGCACAGCGCAAGGGCGAGGCGAATAAGCGCGTGCAGTATTGGGACATCGCCACAGGTAAGCCTATGGGCACCGCCTCACAGATGGAAGGCTCTGGACTATTAGTTAACACTAATGATGGTACACCTTATGATCCTAAAAAATATACGCTGAAAGACCCACGTGTAGGCCGTGCAGCGGGTCGAGGACGTTCACCTGATAGCTTTGCACCCCCTACAGCCAAACAGGTTAAAGAGCTGGAGGACACGGGGCTGCAAAGTAAGAAAATTGACGAGCTTGTTGCAGCATGGCAGCCTGAATTTGCCAGTGAGTCAGCACCCATAGGGGGCATTGAAAACTGGCTTGCACGTGAAGTACCTGGTGTGGCTACGCAAGGCATGAAAGACCAGCAGCAGTGGTGGTCGCGGTATAAAAACGACCGCGAACTAGCTGCGCGAAATAAGCTGTTTGGTTCAGCGCTAACGGCAACTGAGCAGGCAGAATGGCGAAAAGCGACCATAAACCCCAGCATGCAGGAAGATCAGATAGTTCGCCAGTTGGAGCTATTACAGAAAGTGCAGCAGTATATCGCTGCCAAGGCTGGCGAAAATGCGGTACTTAAAGGCTGGAACGAGCCGTGGATTAAGAGCAATCTAGGCCCGTGGATGGGTGAACAGGCTGCGGCACCTACAGGCGATACCGGTGCTGATTTGTCTGCGGTGCCCGCAGGTGAAGACCCTGATGAATGGGCTGCAACATCTGACGAAGACAAACAATATTTTCTGGACTACATGCAATGACTTTGAGTGAGCGCATAGCGGCTAATAAATCGACAGGGAACTCCTTGAGCGAGCGTATTGCTGCGAAAAAGGCACAGCCAAAGCGTAGAAAATTACGTGGCCAGATGAGCCGCCCACGTAAAAAGTTTGTGCGAGATCCGAACGCCCCACAGCCGAACGAGCCGTATTCATGGCGCGATAAGGTGATACAGCTGGCTAAAACAGGCACTTTAGGTGCAGCAGATGAGCTGGCTTTAGGCCCCGCCGCACTTGCGGCGTACACCTTTGGCGACTCTGCCGACAGCCTGCCTGAAATTTACAACGACATGCAGCAGCAGCAGACAGAACAGCAAAAAGCATACGAGGCAGATTTCCCCAGCGCCTCACGTCAGTTAAACATACTGGGCGGCTTTTTAACTGCCCCGCTATCAGCGTCAGCCACCGTGCCTAAAGCGGCTGTGCCGTTCGGTGAGGCCTTGCGCTATGGTCAGGCTTTGCGTAGGGGCGCAGGTGTTGCCCCACGTATGGGTACACGTGCTAAAGAGGCCGTACAGGGCGCAGTAGCCGCAACAGGTAATGCAGTAAAAGGCACACAGATCGGTCGTGGTGCGGCAATAGGCGGCGCTGAGGGTGGCGCGATGAATTTCTTTGGTGCTGATGACTGGCAGGAGGGCTTGCTAGAGGTGCCGCAAGGCGTGGCGCTGGGTACGACACTGGGCGGCACACTGTCCTCACTGGGCCGTGTGGGGCGTGGCGTACTGAACCAGTCAGCCAAAAGGCGCACAGCTCAGGAATTGGGCGAAGGCGACAATTTCATACCGTTAAATATAGCAGATCCGCAGTCTGTAAAAGGCATGGTGACACGTGATGTTACCGGCAAGGCCTTTGGCAGTAAGATACCTGAGCAGTCCGAACAGGTCATGGCGCGCGTACAAAGCACTTTGAATCAGGCTAAAAAACGCGCCGACGATGCTAAGAGTATGGTCGATGAGGGCAAGACAAAGTTTAAACGTGTCGCTGACGCTAAAGCTGAAAAAGTTGCCTTTGACGAAAACAAAACGGCAGCAGATATAGCGGCTACAGAAAACAAACAGATTAATGCTCAGGCCTCACGTGCTGAACGGGACATAAAAGAGACAGCGGCTAATAATGTGCGCACCTCTGAGGTTGATCTACGTCGCCAGGCTGAAGTCTCCGCTATCCCGCCCGGTACATCGCCCGAAGTGGTGGCGCAGATACAGCGTGCAGGGCCACAAGAGGCCAATGAGCTGATAACGAATGAGTGGAAGCGCGGATTTAATACGGTAAAAGAGCGCACATTTACGGTCGATACCGATGAGGTACTGAAAGACATTACAGAAGACGTGGGCGGCATGGGCGGCGCAGACGACTATTTAGCCGGGATACTCAAAGCGGTAAAAACCAAGCTTGATGCAAAAACGGTTGACGGCATCATACCGGGTAGCGACCTTATGGACACCCGTAACATGCTCCGGGTACAGGCCAACAATGCAGCGGATTCAGGAGCCAGCGCCATACATAAAGAAGCCCTGTCCCGTGCAGCACGTAAAATTGATGATCGCATAGAGGAACAACTGGGGCCAGAACTGGCTGATGCGTTCCGGGCTGAAAAGACGGCTTATGGTAATTTTAATATTTTGAACAATGCCAGCAAAAAGGCGGTAGCTAAGAAACAAGGCGCGTTCACTCAGGACGACTGGCTGGCGGCTGAGGCCACATGGCGGCCACGTCAGGCACGTCAGGGCCAGGCCCCACTGCAACGTAAGGCGCAGACGGCACAGGACATGCAGCGCGATATTAAGGCACAGGCAGCTGAGGCTACCACACAGGTAAAAGCCAAAGCGGCAGGGCGTAAAGAAGATGTGGGCGTTACAGAAGCGGCGGCCAAGCGTAAAACCAAACTGGCTAAAACGCTACGCCGGGCAGAAATTGCAGATGCTGCAAAAGGTAAAGCCAACGTAGACGACGTTATTTTATCCGGTAAGGCGGCACGCGAGGCTGAAAAGCTACTGAAGGCCGCGGCACCCGGTAAAGAGAGTTTCCTTGCCCGTGCCGCTGCTACAGGCGTGCTGGCATTGAGCGGTTCAGTAGGGGGCATACCGGGCATGCTCGCGTCAGGTGCAGGGGGCGCACGCGCCTTATCCGCTGAAGGGGTGCAACGTGCTTTGGCAGGTCAAACAGGCTGGCAGAAAAAACTGGCAGAATTGCTGCGCCAATACGAAGGCAGTGCAGTACAACAGGCCGCAGGTAATGTGTCGTCAGGTACACGACGTGCGTTACAATCTGAGATAGGTCAATAGGAGTATAAAATGCCACGTG